GAATTTAAACGTAAAGAACTTGAAGATAAAGACGCCCAGCGTAATGCTATTCGTAAGATGGCTTGGTTCTCGCTTGTAGGTCTTTTAGTATATCCTATTGGTATTGCAATTACATCAGCGATGGGAATGGATAAAGCTTCCGAGCTAATTGCAGATATTGCACCTACCTATTTTGCATCGATTGCTGTTTTAGTATCAGCCTTCTTTGGTGCTGACGCGCTATCCAACAAGAAATAAACAGCATGGCTACTAATAAAGAGCTTGCAACCGATCTTGAGTTGCTCAAGAAAGATGTTAATTCTATGTCAGGGCTTATGACTAAGCTCGATACGGCTATAGAAAAGTTAACTGATGTTGCAAATAGTCTCGATCGTGTTATTGCAGTACACGAAAATAGATTAGAATACCATGACGAAATTGACAAAGAATTATTCACTCTAATTGAAGATCGTCGTAAAGAAGCAAAAGAGCAGTACGAAATACTTCACAAAAGGATCGGAGATATGAGAGAAGATTTTGAAGATAATCTCGAGTCATCAATAAAAGAAATGATGCAAGAGATAAAAGAAATGAAATTACACGATCTTGAGCACCACAAGGAAGTGTCTGATCGTTTAACCAGACTTGAAATGTGGAAGTGGTATGTTATTGGTATGGCTACTGTTGCAGGTTTCCTTTTCTCACTACTTCCTGACTTTATTAGTTGATTTACCTCGCGAAACTTTATATAATCGAGGTGTAGCCAATGATGAATAGAATTTTGTTATGTCCCTCTATATTGATGTTAAGTATGTGAGTCTAGTCGCTCCGCGTCTGGAGCAGTTCAAAGTAAAAAATAATAACCCGTATACCGCCAACTGTCGGTGTCCTATCTGTGGCGATTCGAAAAGAAACAAATGGAAAGCCAGAGGATACTTCTTCACGCGTAAGGGTGGTCTCTTCTATAAATGTCATAACTGTGGCTATAGTGCTTCTCTCGGCAGTCTTATTAAAGAGTTAGATACCTTTCTATACAATCAATATACGATGGAGAGGTATAAAGAAGGCACTCATGGTAAGACTCATGCTAACGTTCACTCTACTATGGAGTTTACTCAACCTGATTTTGAAGCAAGAAAGAAAGCGAGTCTTTTAGATTCTTTATTCGATCCTGTCAAAGGCTCTCCAGCAGAAGAATATGTAAGAAAAAGACTAATACCTGAAAGTAAGTGGCACGAGCTTTACTATATAGATAACGTACAAAAGCTCGAGCAGCTCGACGACAAGTATAAAGATAGAATCGTAGGAGAAGAGGGGAGACTAGTAATCCCTTTTTATGATAGAGACGGTAAGTTTATCGGAGTATCGTGCAGAGCCCTAGGGAGAGAAAGGCTCAGATATGTTACCGTACGTGTTGATGAGAGTCAACCATTAGTATATAATTTAGATAAAATAGATATAACACAGGACGTTTTTGTTACTGAAGGACCTATCGATAGCTTATTTTTAGACAATGCTGTGGCAGCCGGCTCAAGTGATTTGAACAGCGTCACACAAGCCATTCCTAAACATAAGTTGATACTAATATTTGATAATCAGCCTCGCAATGCTGAAATTGTTAAGCTGATTGGCAAAGCTGTCGATGATGGATATAGAATGGTTATCTGGCCGGACAATATTCAAGAAAAAGATATAAATGAGATGGTTCTTAGTGGTCTCGCAGTGCGCGATATTATAAATCAAAATACGTTCGACGGACTTGAGTTGAAACTGAAATTTACGAAATGGAAAAGAGTATGAGAGATTTATCCGAACCTCCTAAGATAATATCCTACGAAGAAAATTACAAGTATCAGATATCAGCGCTGAATAAACAGCTGTATGAAGCTTATAATAAAATAGAAGAACTACAAAGAGAATTGAAGAGAATTAAAAATGGCCAAGACTGATTACTTAGGAATTCAAATAGATTATTCACGTGACGAACTATTTGATAAGTTAGGAATAGCAAGATTAAAAGAAAGCTACATGAAGGAAGAAGAGACGTCACCACAAGAGCGTCTCGCATTTGTAAGTAAACAGTTTGGCAGTAATCCAGAACACGCACAAAGACTTTATGACTACGCAAGTAAACATTGGCTGTCTTACTCTACACCAATTTTGTCTTTTGGTCGCTCTGCTAGAGGTATGCCCATCTCTTGCTTCTTAAATTATATTCCTGATTCTGCGGAGGGCCTCGTTGATAATCTTTCTGAAACAAGTTGGCTATCTATGCTTGGCGGTGGCGTTGGGATTGGTTTTGGCATCCGTTCCTCCGATGATAAGTCTACTGGTGTTATGCCTCATCTCAAGACTTACGATGCATCGTGCCTCGCGTATCGCCAAGGACGCACGCGCAGGGGCAGTTACGCTACTTATCTTGACATTTCTCATCCCGATGTTATAATGTTTCTCGAGATGAGAAAACCTACTGGAGACCCTAATGTAAGATGTCTCAATCTTCATCACGGCATTAATATTACAGATCGCTTTATGGAGCTCATTGAGCGTTGCATGCAAGATCCAGATGCAGATGACAGATGGAATTTGGTAGATCCACACTCAGGAGAGATTCGTGATACAGTATCAGCCAAAGCTCTTTGGCAAAAGATTCTTGAGCTGCGTATGGAGACAGGCGAACCTTACATTCACTATATCGATACTAGCAACAAGCATTTACCTGAATACCAAAAGAAGCTCGGTCTAAAAATTAATCAGTCTAATCTTTGCTCTGAGATTATTTTACCTACAGATAAAGACAGAACTGCCGTCTGCTGCTTATCGTCACTTAATCTTGAGCATTACGATTCGTGGTCTCGTAACACAATGTTCTTAAAAGATGTTGCCGAAATGTTGGATAATGTGTTACAATACTTTATTGACAACGCTCCTGACGAAGTATCGCGAGCTAAATTTTCAGCATCGCGAGAAAGAAGTATTGGTATTGGTGCGCTAGGTTTTCATGCCTATTTGCAGAAAAATGATATCGCTTGGGAGTCTTGGCAAGCAACTAGCGCTAACGTTAGAATGTTTAAACATATTCGAGGTAAATTAGATGAAGCGAATCTCGAGCTCGGAGCCGAACGCGGTGAAGCACCTGACGCAGGTGATACAGGAAGAAGGTTTAGTCATGTCATGGCTATCGCTCCTAACGCTTCTAGTTCTATCATTATGGGTAACACTAGTCCTAGTATTGAACCATTTAGAGCAAATGCTTACAGGCAAGACACGCTTAGCGGAGCTTATCTCAACAAAAACAAATACCTGGATGAACTTATTAAGCGAAAAATTGAAGCCGGTAATACAAAAATATCGTACGATGAGATCTGGTCATCAATAATCTCTAATGACGGCTCGTGTCAGCATCTAACGTTCTTGTCTCAAGAAGAAAAAGATGTATTTAAGACTGCTATGGAAATAGATCAGCGTTGGGTTATTGATCATGCTTCTAAACGTCAAGAGTATATTGATCAGGCTCAATCACTAAATTTGTTCTTCAGACCAGACACTCATAAGAAGTATCTACATGCTGCACATTTTATGGCATGGAAGAATGGTCTTAAGACTCTTTATTATTGTCGTTAAGAGAAGCTTGGAAAAGCAGATAAAGTATCAAAGAGAATCGAAAGAGAAATTATTCAAGAGATAGATATGACTGCATTAGCTGAAGGAACTGAATGCCTAGCTTGTGAGGGTTAGATGTATAGCCGTTATTATAATATATTGCCCAAAGCAAAACAAGAGTATATTTTTAATAAATTGATTCGATCTAAGCATTGGAGATATGGAGGAGTAAGTAATGCTCAATCATCTGACTTTTGCCTTAGTAATCCAGATACTAATGTTTTCTGGTTTCACCCGTTAATGGATGTACCAGAAATTGCAGAAGTAATGTTTAATGTAATTAAAAAACTAATAGGTGAAAACTATAAGCTACAGGATGTTTATGCCAATGGTCAAACAAAAGGTCAAGATGGTGATTGGCATAAAGACCATGTGTCACATAACAAAGAAAATACACATACTTTTTTATACTATAGTAATCCTATATGGATGCAAGAATGGGGTGGATATACGTTGTTTGAAGATGAAGTAGAGCGACCGGTTGTATATATACCAAACAGTGGGATACTGTTTAAAGCAAAATCTAATCATTTAGGCTTAGGACCAAACAATATCTATAATGGATTGAGAACAACAATAGCATTTAAATTAAGGTACGAGGAGAAAATATGAAATCATTAATGGATGAAAGAAGCTATTTCAAGCCGTTCAACTATCCATGGGCATATGAAGCCTGGTTAAAGCACGAACAAAGTCATTGGTTGCATACCGAAGTTCCAATGATGGAGGATGTTAAGGACTGGTCTACAAAACTACAGCCGTCTGAGAAAGCTTTTCTAACTAACATCTTTCGTTTCTTTACGCAGGGAGATATTGATGTAGCTGGTGGTTATGTAAATAACTATCTTCCATATTTTCCACAACCGGAAGTAAGAATGATGCTGGCTGGTTTTGCAGCACGAGAAGCACTACACGTTGCTGCTTATTCACATCTTATTGAAACGCTAGGTATGCCTGAGTCTACTTATAACGAGTTTCTTGAATACGAAGCAATGAAAGATAAGCATGAGTACTTTATGAACTTATCTAACGCTAACGGTACAAAAGAATCTGTAGCAACTAATATTGCAGCGTTCTCGGCATTTACTGAAGGCATGCAGTTATTCAGTTCATTCATTATGCTACTTAACTTTCCGCGCCATGGTAAGATGAAAGGCATGGGTCAAATTGTTACTTGGTCGATTGTTGATGAAACTATGCATGCTGAGTCAATGATCAAATTATTCAGAACATATATAGAAGAAAACATCGAGCTTTGGAATGACAATCTCAAAGGTCAAATATATACCATTGCAGAGAAAATGGTAGAGTTAGAAGATAAGTTTATTGATCTTTCATTCGCTATGGGTGATATGGAAAATCTAACAGCAGAAGATGTTAAGAAGTATATTCGATATATCGCTGATAGACGTCTTATTAGCTTAGGGATGAGAGGTATATTTAAAGTAAAACGCAACCCGTTGCTCTGGGTAGAAGAAATGATCAATGCGCCGACGCACACTAACTTCTTTGAGAATAGAGCAACTGATTATGCCCGAGGTGCATTGTCCGGTAAATGGGATGATGTATGGGGCGTAGCTTCGTAAATTAGGAGTATTAAATGTCAAGCAAAGTAACAAAGGACTTTATGTGTGATGACTGCGGCGTGGAGTATATGGTAACGTTCGATGAAGAAAATGTAATCGATCAACCAATGTACTGTCCATTCTGTTCATCACAGTCGCAAGATTATAATGAAATGAATGTTGAAGGATTTGACTTTGACGAAGATGACGAGTGATTGGTCGTACCAGGGTCTTCCATTTACAAGTGAACAAATAGAAGATTATTACGGTTTTGTTTACCAAATAACTGATACAACTAACGATAAAAAATATATCGGAAAAAAATTTTTCTGGAACAAAAGAAGACTTCCACCTCTAAAAGGAAAGAAAAATAGAAGAATAAAAATGGTTGAGTCAGACTGGCAAGACTATTTTGGTTCTAGCGAAGAAGTTAAATTACTCGTCGAGCAATCAGGTA